GAATTTCGGTTGTGATAACTGTCCCCTGCGTACCCAGGGTCAATAGTTGTGGTGCGTTTACTGACTCCACCGTGAACTCTGTGGGGATAGCTGCGAGCAACACATCTATTGCTTCCTCCGTGTTTTTAATTGCGGAGTCGTTTACCCTGGCGTTGACACTGACAAGGATGCGCCAGCGACATTCATAGTTCAGGTTTGACCCTATGCGCCTGGCGCGTACCCATGGTGAGTCTGGAACGATGACAACACTGGGAGTGACGGGCACTGTGGGTACGTTGTCGTAGACCTTGTACCCGAGACCGGTGAGGGCCGCAATGAGTAGTTCTCGGGCTTCCGTAGTGAGTGCCATCATCCGACCATTGTTGTCATTTGTTTGTATGGCGCCAATAGGACAGTGACCCGTGCCATGATTGCTGAGTTGATTCTAGGCCCGGGAGTAAAGTCAACACTGATTGATTCACCACCAGCAGCGTAGGCTGCTTGATACGTTTCCGTGGCAACGGTCATTGCCGCTATTTGTAGGGGCGCTGGTTCCGCTGCAAACGACGCGGGTGTGACAAGGTAGCCGATTAAGACACACGCCGAGTCGGCGTGCACATCAAGTATGTCGTCCTGTGGTGCGGCATACTCGATGTCTAGATTGTCGGCCAGTTTTTCACCGTTTACTAGTGCCATGATAATCGGCTACCTTTCGGGTTTAGAAGTCGTAAACGCGAACGATGCCAGCAGGCAAATACGCGGCCGTGGTTCCGTATCCATAAATGGATATGTCACGCCCGAGTTGTGCCACATTCTCAGCGGTTGCCAAGCGTGGCCCATCTTCGAGCCAGCGAGCTGATGCCCCGTTGGTCACGATGGCGTTGTAGGCAGCGTTTGTGTCAAGCCACTTGGCGCGAATCACTGGCAAACCTGAAACGGTCACGCGCAGTGTTGAAGCGGTTGCAAGTCCTGACACGTTTGACACTGGGGTTGATTCCGGCATGAACGTTGACCAGCCACCGATTTTCTTGAATACGGCAGTGGAAACGAATACTGCAGTGGCTGGCGCTCCGGTTGCATCTTCAACGGTTACCGAGCTGTTGAATACTGCCTCCCTGAATGGTGACCCAGTTGTGTCGGCAGCAAAATCGTAGGATTCTCCGCCAGTGCCGTCAGTCCACAGGTCGCTAGTAAATTTGCGATCTGTCACTGCAGCGTAAGACGAAAGCATGATGCGGTTGTGTGCATCCAAATATGACGGGCTGCTGCGCTCTAGGAGCTGGTAGGAGATGTCCGACCCGGCGGCGTATGTTGCCAGGGTGGCGGTTCCTTTGTCCAGATCGATGCGTGCGCTGTTGACTTCACCTTTTTCGGTTGCTTGAGCTTCAACGTAGTCAGTGAGTGACCCGTCGAAGTATGGCCAGCTGATGTCCATACCTGAGACACCTGCAGATTCGGGGCCACCGACACCTTGAATGACGCGGCGGCCAAGGTCAATGATTCCCTTGACATCGAGTATCCAGTTAGGTGGCATGACTCCGGCGTTGTTGGCTGTGATCTGGTCGACTAATGCGCGGGATTCTGTATCACCTGCAAATACTGCTTTAGAATATTCACCGAATGAACGGTATTTTGCCAGTGGGTGCTCGGCTGCTTCGCTCGTAAATACTCGGGCGTGAATGGTTCCTACTTCTTCGCGCAAGCTCTTGACTGCTTCGCGTGCTTCTTGGTCGACCGACACCAGTTCGGCCGATTCGATTGTGTCGGACATTGTTTCTCCTTCTTCTTCTCTAATGCTGCTGACACCGGCTGTGGTGTAAGCGGGATATGGGGTCAAACTGACTTCGAGTAGGTTGACGGCTGTGTGTTGGATTGCGTCGCGTGCTTTTGACATGATTGATTTGACGGGGTTGAAGCCAACGCTTAAACCTTTGATCGTGTTTGTGCGGGCCAGCACTGCGGCGTCGCGACCTAAGCTAGTGTCAACTATTTCAAAATCAATATAAAGGCCGTCTGCCCGGTTCTCTGCCCCGGTGATTTTGCCGACTGGTTCACCGTGACGGTATGCCAGTGGCTTACCGATAACGTTTTCAAGGTCAAATGATGCCGGGGCGAATGATTCGCGTACCCCGCCAATTATTGTTTCCGTCCCGTAGGGCACTGCCATTCCGTGGCCGGCCCCGATGATGTCGCCGTTGTCATCTTCACGCTCTTGAAAAATAATGGTTGATTCCGTGTTTAGTTGTTTCATCGTGTCACTCCATTAGTTGTGTTAAATACTCCTAAGCCTGGCAGGTCAATAATCATTTTTGCTTCCTCCACAGTAAGGACGCCCAGCGGTACCAGTTTAAGAATGACGTCAGCGATGGCTGCAGTGTTGTCGCGCAAGAATGATGTGGTATCAAAACTGATTACATAGCCCACCGGGGTTATATCCGGCATTGATAGCCGTTGCTCCACTAGAAGCATCACGGGGCGTAGGGCCGTGTCGAGTAGGTTGCGGTAAAGGTCGACCCGGTTGGAGTAGGTCAGTGATGAGCCTGGGATACCGGCCCCGACCCATATTGGGTCTAGGTTTGCGAGTCGAGCGATAGCCACGGCCGCCATGTTTTTGGCTTCTACTAGCTGCACATCTCGGGCTGAGAATCCCATCACTTGGGCGTCAATAGTGTTGGAAAGGTAAGCGGTGCCACGGTTTGCTCGGGCTTCCTCCCATGCGTCTAGGAGTGCGTCGACCTGTTCACCTGGTAGGTCAGGCCCCGAATTTTTGAGTGCCACTGTCGGGATAGGTGTTTCGGAATACATGAGGGTGGCTGCCTCGAGGGCGGCGGCCGTGGTGATTGCGGTGGCGCCATTGGCTAGCCATCCACCTTCACCTGACCCGTAGAATTTTATGACGTCCCGTGTGGGTATTTGGCGGCCGAGATAGTAGAAGGGGTCAGCTGGTGGTTGATAGTTTTCGGCTATGCCAACGAATACTGCCGGAGTATCAATGACATCTTCGACCCGCATCACTTCGATGCTGGACGGGTAACCGTCAAAGGTACGCTCGGTAACCTGCCAGTAGGCCCGGTCATACATGAGTAGGTCGGATAGTGTGCGTTGAATAACTGAGGCGTATGGGTAGATTTTTGATGGCATCGTGAATAGTTGCCGGGCTGGTACGGGTCGGCCGTTGAAGTATTCGCGCAGTGAAAAGGCGCTGATGGTGTGCGTGTACGTCTTGAGTGCGTCAACGAATGCCGGGATTTGCATGGCTGTCTGGCGGTTTGTTCGACCGGCCAACTGGTTAGTAAGTAGGGCGTAGAGGCCGGCTGATTCACGAACGTGGGCGGCGCTCGGAGTTGCCTCCGTGGTCTTGGGGAAAGACTCTACGCCGCGCACGATCGCAAGGGCTCGGGGGAACACCATGTGGTCATAGTAACCGCTTACCACTACATGTAGTGTTTGTGTGGTATTTGCGTGGTTTAAGCGTGTCGGCGTGTCGATCTGCTTCTGATCGTTGCAATGCTTCTCGGCGTTTTAGCTGCTTGACTGACGGCGAACATGACGGCGCGGCCGGCATAAATACCTGACCTGCCCATTGGGGCGGTGATAACCCAGCCGCCTTGGCGTTGCGAGATCGTCGAGTTGCCAAAGTGTTCCTGCAGTATTTGGCTGCCATCGTGCCGGATTTGTAGGCGACTAAACAAGTCAACAAGTATCTGGGTTGCGACTACTGCCTCTCGTTGTCCCACTAGGTCATCAAACTTTTGCCGTAACCGGTCGACATAACCAGGGGTCACTTGAATATATAGGCTCGGATGCATGGCCCTAATTTTTGCCAGCTGTTCGTCAACTTCCACAATGGTGCGGTGAGTAGTGACCCGGACAACGATATGACCGGCAGCATTAGGGGCGGCGATAGCCACGGCGTGCCCCATCCCGTCAAAGTCACACTCCACTGCCACACTCCAAATGCCGTCTGTTGGTAGATCAACTGCCGTATCTAGGCAACCATTCCAGTACGATTCTTTGAGCCAATGCCCACTTCTGATGACCCACTGGTTTAAGTATTCACGCCTGAACGCGGATTCCTCGATGCGGTTCCACTGCTGGCGCACGAACGCTTCCCGTTTGTCATTCCATGCTGGGCTGGCCCAACGCCAGGTTGTTAGTTCATCCGGGTCGGCCTCAGCTGGTGCGCTCCATTCCAGTATCAGCACACTGCCCGGTTCAGGGTCATCGAGCCGGTCAAGTGCCCGCTGCCGATAGGCCTGCATCAAGTCACTAGCTGAGTCACCAGCTGTAGATATCAGCAGCAGCTGCCCCTGATTTTTCATGGCCATCGTGGGCACCAGAGAATCCTCTACTACTTCCCGCTTCACCTTCCATGCTTCATCCACCAGAATCATTGAGCAGGAATAGCCGACACCTGCAGAATCGTTGGCGGCATGAATCAGCCACCTGTCGCCAGTAGGTAGCTCGATGCCTGCGGCCTCGTTGCCCCATTTCACTGCGCGTTGCCCGTACGTTTTAGCGGCCCACAATCCGGCCGGCCGCAATACTTCCATGGCTGTCGACCGCTTATTAGCCACATGCAAAATGGTTTGAGTCTCCCCAAATAGGTCAGCGTGATGCAAACGCCAGCTGCAAATAGCCCTCGCCAAAAATGATTTACCGGACTGCCGCGCCACAGTAATAATCACGGCAGACCAAATCAGCTGTTTGTCCTGGTCATATTCCAGTGCGCGGTCAAGTGCGTACTTTTGCCACCCGAATAAGTCCATATCAAAGACACGGCTGAGCCATTCTGCGGCGTCATCACCATAAGAACCGGCAACAAAACTAGGGGCCCTAGTTTCCAACCGTGGGTAGGAGAAGCCTGCCTCATGCATTCGTGGCTCTGTGTGGCTGTACGAGGCTTTATCGGCCAGTCTAGGCCCCGCCCCCGACTCAGGGGGGGAACCGAG